TATCAGACTTCTTTACGTTTGAGGTGCCAGGCGCAAGGTTTATGCCTGCATATCGCAATCGTATTTGGGATGGTAAGATAAGATTATATTCTCCAGCAAACGGAGAACTGTATATGGGATTACTTCCATATTTAGAAAAGTGGTTGGAAGACTACGATGAACCATATGAAATAAGTGAGGAACTTAAAGATGAGAAACAAATCGATAGACCCATTCTGGACGGATTCATACGACAACTTAATATTCGAGCAAGAGGAAAATCTATTAAACCTCGTGACTACCAAGTTGATGCCGTGGAACACGCAATTAGAAACCATCGTGCTTTGTTGTTATCTCCTACTGCTTCGGGCAAGTCACTCATTATCTATATCTTAGTAAGGTATTACACTCTAAGACTTATAGACGAACTAAATGATAAGATACTCATACTTGTTCCCACAACATCACTGGTTGAACAGATGGCATCAGACTTTATTGATTACGGATGGCAAGAAGCACATATTCAAAAAGTATACAGTGGACATGACAAGAATGTAACAAAAGATGTTGTTATATCAACATGGCAATCACTATACAAGATGCCGACTAGTTATTTCAATCAATTTGGAATGGTTGTTGGTGATGAGGCTCACTTATTCAAAGCAAAATCACTTACATCTATATTAACTAAAATGCACCAATGCAAGTACCGCTTTGGACTTACAGGAACGCTGGACGGTATGCAGACACATAGACTGGTACTAGAGGGGTTATTTGGTACACTAAATAAAGTAGTAACCACTAAGAAGTTGATTGACGAAAAAACATTATCAGATTTCAATATTAAAGCTTTAGTCTTGACATATCCAGAAACAGAGTGTAAACTAGTTAAAGGTATGAGTTATCAAGATGAAATGGATTACATAGTTTCCCACACTGCTCGTAACGAGTTTATTCGTGACTTGACATTAAGACTAAAAAGTAATACACTAGTCTTGTTTCAGTATGTAGAGAAACACGGCAAAGTTCTTCACGAAATGATTAGTGGGGAAACTGATAGAAAAGTGTTTTTCGTATACGGTGGAACAGACACACAAACAAGAGAAGATATTCGTGCAATTACAGAACAAGAGAAGGACGCAATTATCATCGCCTCCTATGGCACTTTTAGTACTGGTATCAATATTCGCAATCTTCACAACATCGTGTTCTCAAGTCCAAGTAAGTCCAGAGTACGTGCCTTGCAGTCGATTGGCCGTGGATTGCGTAGGAGTGAAAGTAAGGATACCGCTACCCTCTTCGATATAGCAGATGATTTCACATACAAGTCAAAGAAGAACTTTACTATAAACCATTTTCTAGAACGAATAAATATATACAATGAAGAACAATTCGATTATCAAATACAAAGGATAAAAATGAAATGACAGATGAGAAGATTACAAAGATTCTAAAACTGTCAAGTGGCGAGGAGATTATTGCCAGACTAGTGGATGATGACCAACCTAAGACTTTTGTTGTATCTCACCCTCTAAAATTATCTTGTATTCCTAGAGCAACTAAACAAGGAATAGAAGAATCTATATCTCTACAAAGATGGATACACTTCTCTGAGGATAATGTTTATGATATACCCAAAACTCAAGTTCTCGTTATAACAAGAGCGTCTTTAGGGTTAACTAAGTTTTATGAACATTGTATTAATAGGATGGATGCCGAGGATGAATCTGATTCCATTTATCCTACAGACCGACAATTAAGGTCTATTGAAGAAGAGGAAGACTTATTTGATGACTTGGATGACTATAGAATCACTTCTAAGTTATTACACTAGTTATCTATACTCTTATTCATTCTCTAACCCAGCATAGTAATAATACCCTGTTGTCAAGAGATTGTCAAGAAGTTTTTTGAAATAAATTTAATTAGAATAAACTATTGACATCCGGCACAAGATATAGTATTATGTATGAATAGTTGGGAATATACCCATCAAACACTGTGGAAAGAATTATTATGAAACCAAAACAAAAACCACACTATGTCAATAATAAAGATTTTTTAGAGGCAATGAAGGGGTGGAAAGACAAATGTAAGGACGCAGAGGAACTTGGTGAACCACAACCGCCAGTTACTAACTACATAGGTGAGTGCTTCCTTAAAATCGCAAACCACCTATCATACAGACCAAACTTTATTAATTATACATACAGGGATGAAATGATTTCTGATGGCATTGAAAACTGTCTACAATACTGTGGCAACTTCAATCCAGAGAAATCTAACAACCCATTTGCTTACTTCACGCAAATCATATATTATGCGTTCATTCGTAGAATTCAAAAAGAAAAGAAACAACAACACATTCGTCACAAGGTGATTGAAAATATGAGTGTTGATGTTATGGCTATGGGAGAAGACATGGAACAGGCACAGTTCGTAGATTATCTACAGAAGAACTTTCTTCCTGCTGAAGCTGTTTATAAACCCAAAAAGAAAACTAAGAAAGAACCCAAAGGACTTGAAAAATTTTATGATGATACAGGTGAAGACGTAAATGAAGATAGCACTAATAACTGATACACACTTTGGTGCAAGAAATGATAACCTTGCTTTCAATGACTACTTTTATAAATTCTGGGAAGAGGTATTCTTTCCTTACATTGAAGAAAATAATATTGATACGGTTATTCACTTGGGTGACGTTATGGACAGACGTAAGTTTGTTTCCTATAAGATTGCCCAGGATTTCCGTACAAGGTTTATTCAAAGATTTGTAGACAAAGGTGTTACTCTCCACATGATGGTGGGTAATCACGACACATTCTATAAGAACACTAATGATGTTAACTCTCTTGCAGAACTTGTAGAGGGACGATATCCTAAGATGTTCGTTTATCCAGAAGCAACTACTGTTGAATTTGACGGTACACCCATTTGTTTTTTACCTTGGATATGCCCAGACAACTATGCACATACTATGGAACACATCCAACAGACCAATGCTCAAGTTTGCATGGGTCACTTGGAGATTAATGGTTTTGAGATGCACGCTGGACATTTTGCAGAAGGTGGATACGACAAACAATTCCTAAGAAAATTTGACACAGTATTCTCTGGACACTTCCATAAGAAGTCAGATGATGGGCAAGTTTATTATCTTGGTAATACCTATCAAATGACATGGAGTGACAACGGATGTCCTAAAGGTTTCCATGTCTTTGATACTGATACACGAGAACTAGACAGAATTATTAATCCACACACTATCTTTGAGAAAGTGTATTATGATGAAACTACTACTAATTATTCTGACTATAATGTCTTGACATTGAAGGATAAATTTGTTAAGATAGTGGTTGTTAATAAAAAAGACTTTTATCAATTTGATAAATTTATCGACAAGGTTCTATCAGAGTCTGGCGCACATGAAGTAAAGATTGTAGAAGACTTCAGTGAACTAGATGCTGAGAATGTGGATGATGCAATCATTGAGAATGCAGAAGATACTATGACCCTATTGGAGCGTTACATTGCTGAGTTGGATGTAACATTAGATAAAAAAAGACTGACGAGTATGATGAAGTCTTTATATGTAGAAGCGAGTGATTTAGAACTTTGATTATATTTAAGACAGTACGTTGGAAGAACTTCCTTTCAACAGGCAATCAGTTTACAGAGATACAGTTGGATAGGAGTCCAACTACATTAATTATTGGAGAGAATGGTGCTGGGAAGTCTACCATTCTTGACGCCTTGTGTTTTGGGTTATTCAATAAACCTTTCAGACAAATCTCTAAGAACCAACTTATCAATTCAGTTAACGGTGGTGGTGCTATCGTTGAAGTAGAGTTTGAGGTTGGTACTAAACATATTCGTGTACACCGTGGAATTAAACCAAACAGGTTTGAAGTCTATGTAAATGACACATTAATTAATCAGGATGCAAATGCTCGTGATTATCAGAAACACTTGGAACAACAGATTATGGGATTGAACTATCGTTCTTTCACACAAGTTGTTATTCTGGGTTCTTCTACCTTTGTACCATTCATGCAATTACCTACAAAGGCAAGGCGTGAAGTGGTAGAAGATATTCTTGATATTAAGATATTCTCTCTTATGAATTTCTTACTCAAGAACAAGACTAAAGAACTAAACGAGGAAACTCGTAATGTCGAATATCAATATGAACTAACCAAAGAAAAAGTAACTCTGCAAGAAAAATTCATCAAGGAGGTGATAAATAACAAGTCGGAGATAATCGCTGAAAATCAGCAAAAGGTATTCGACAACGTATCTATTATCAATGCACGAAATGGTGATATAGAAAAACACGAAACAGATAAGTCAAGTCTGTCTTTCGATGCAGAAGTTAAAGTAAAAGTTGAATCTAAATTAAGAAAACTTACACAATCAGAAGCTGCACTAAAAAATAGAAAGGCAGAAAATGACCGTCAAATCGAATTTTTCAAGGACAACGATGAATGCCCGACTTGCGAACAATCAATCACGGATGCAACAAAGTCGGCGAAGATTACAAAACACAGCGAAAAAATCACAGAACTCAACACAGCAATCGATAGTTGTAAAACCCTCGAAAGAGTTGAACAGGAGAGACTGAATTCCATTCTATCTAATATAGAGACTATGAGACAGCATGATGTAGAGATTGCAAAGATTAGGTCTACTATAGTGCAGTTAGAAAAGTTCAATACTCAATTAGAGAAAGACATTGCTAGTTATGAGAGTGGTTCTATATCAGATGATGATAAAGAAAAACTTGCAAAACTAAAAGGTCAGATTGAACTGATTGATGAACAGAAGTCTAAACTGAAAGAAGATAAGTTTTACATTGATGTTGCTCGTAATCTTTTACAAGATAGTGGTATCAAGACAAAGATTATCAAACAGTATCTACCCATTATGAATAAGTTGGTGAATACATACTTATCATCAATGGACTTCTTTGTCAACTTTAATATTGACGAAAATTTCCAAGAGACTATCAAGTCACGCTTTCGTGATGAATTCTCTTATGCATCATTCTCTGAAGGAGAGAAGATGCGAATTGACTTGGCGTTACTCTTCACATGGAGAGCAATTGCAAAGATGAAGAACTCAACTAATACCAATCTACTAATCCTTGATGAGATATTTGATTCGTCTTTGGATGGTACAGGTACAGATGATTTCCTCAAAATCCTTAATACGTTCTCAGACCAGAACGTGTTTGTTATTTCCCATAAACAGGATATGCTTTTTGACAAGTTCAGAAGTATTGTCCAATTCAAAAAAGAAAAGAACTTTAGTAAGGTAGTATAATATGAAACAGAGTGAAAGATTTTATCAGTTGCTGGAAGAGATGAAAGCAACACATGACGCAAAGAGACATGACTATGCAAGTACAGCTGATGTATTCGCAAACTTCAGACATTGTGAGATTGCTGGTATTCCAGCATGGAAAGGTGTCTGTGTTCGTATCAGTGATAAGTTCAGTCGTATCATGGGGTTTGCAAAGAAAGAAAAACTAAAGGTTAAGGATGAGAGTGTGCAAGATACTCTTATCGATATGGCAAACTATGCTCTTATTGCACTTATTCTTTTTGAGGAAGAAAACTCTAAGGATAAGTAATGGCATTAGTAGTGGTAAAAAGATTATCACGCAATGCTGCAAGTGATGAGTGTTATACACCTTGTGACCAAGTACTTCCTATATTGGATTACTTGGATAAGGACAAAACTTACTACGAAGCAACTAGTGGTATATCATCTCAAATAGTTGATGGTTTCAACAAGTATGATTATAATATCGTACCAAGTAACAACAAAGACTTCTTCAGTTGTTCACCAGATGATGTCTGTGATGGCATCATAACGAATCCACCCTACAGTATCAAAGACAACTTTATCGAACATTGCTATGCATTGGGGAAACCCTTTGCATTGTTTCTGCCTGTTGCATCTTTCCAAGGTGGACGTAGAGGTCAGATGTTTATGGACTATGGTATGTCTGCACTTGTGTATAACTACAGAGTAGACTTTACAGGCGGTGGTTCTCCACCATTCGGTAACGCATGGTTTATGTGGGGTTTCGATACTATGCCTGTCAACACTATCAAGTGGGTAAACAATCCAAAACAACGCAGTTCTACAGACGCTGTGACCACCAGACAAAATGAAATTAAATCGGATTTAACTGCATTTTTCTCTTGACATTTGTTATAAAAACAAGTATACTGTATAAGTAAGATGAATTGAGACAGAAATTAATTTCAAAAAAGTTCTAAAAACATCTTGACATTTGTTATTATAACGTATATAATGAATATACAAACTGAGAAAACAACTAGGAGAAAATATATTATGGCACACGAACTTGAAATTGTAAATGGTAACGCTCAAATGGCATACGTTGGAGACTTACCTTGGCATGGACTTGGTACTAAGGTTGAACATGACCTTACCCCTGGCGACTTCCAAAAAGTTGCTGGTTTAGATTGGACTGTTGAGAAACAACCACTTGTTACTGCAACAGGTCTTCCAATCAAAAACAAAGAGGCACTTGTACGTTCCTCTGACAACTCTGTATTGGATGTTGTCGGTACAGGATGGAATCCAGTCCAGAACTCTGAAGCATTTGAATTCTTCCACGAGTATGTGATGGCCGGTGACATGGAAATGCACACTGCTGGTTCACTGAAAGATGGACAAATGGTCTGGGCACTTGCAAAGACTAAAGAATCATTTGAGTTGTTTGACGGTGATGTTACTGACAACTATTTCCTCTTTACTAACCCACACCAATTTGGTAAGGCGATTAATATTCGCATGACACCAATTAGGGTGGTATGTAACAATACACTTACACTGTCTCTTTCTCAGAACGCTGACAAGATGCTTACGGTAAATCACCGTAAAGAATTTGATGCTTCTGAAGTTAAAGAACAGATGGGTATTGCTCGTGAGAAAATGGAACAGTACAAGTCGATGGCTGCACACCTTGGTTCAAAGAGGTATACTCCTGATAATGTAATCCAATACTTCAACGAAGTATTTGGTGCTCCTGCGAAAGAGAAAGTTGATGGTGTTCTTCCATTTACATCTCGTAATTCAAAAGGTGCATTTGAGAACCTAGATGTGCAGCCTGGTGCTGAGTTTGCTCAAGGTACTTGGTGGACTGCATTTAACTCTGTTACTAACATGACAGACCACTTACAAGGACGTTCTAACGATGGTCGATTAGTTTCATCATGGTACGGACGTAACCGTAAAGTGAAGTTGAATGCATTAGAAAAAGCACTTGAGTACGCTGACGCTGCATAAAACACCTATATAATAATAGGGTGCTGTTCGTAAGTCGCCCTGTTGTCACAAAAATGCTTACTCTGTGACACAAAATGGAGTTTGGTGGTTCTCCCTAAAAACCACCGTTATAAATAAACGTGATATGCTGAATAATCAGGTATCAAATGTATCTTGCTTAACAAAGGAGAAAAACATGAATACATCTTTAACTATTGACCCATCAAGGGTTAACACTTACTCTATCGGTTTCGATAGAATGTTTGATTCGATGCTTAATTACCCATCGAAGAACCATACTTACCCACCATATAATATCGTAAAACATAGTGACGATAAGTACACTATTGAAATGGCAGTTGCTGGTTTCTCAAAAGACGATATTGCGATTGAAACAAAAGAGAACACTCTTATGGTTCAGTCAAAGGATTCTGGTGAGGATAAGACTGAAGTGGACACAACAGAGTATCTTCATAAAGGTATTTCGCAAAGGTCATTCAAGAAATTATTTACACTTGCAGAAGACGTTTTTGTAAATGGTGCTGATATGAAAGACGGATTGCTTTATATCAATTTGGAAAGAATTATTCCAGAGGAGAAGAAACCTAAAGTGATTAAAATTAAATAAAGATGTGGGGGATTATCTCTTGACAATCCCCCCATTTCTTGGTATAGTATGTATAAATTGAAATAGGATGAAAACAATTGAAATATAATAAAGAGATTGAATACAAATATTC